GATCGTAACCGGCGGATCTTATGTCTTGGAAATGGACACCGGCTTCGGCGATGGCTTCACACTAGACGACGCACAGCAAGGAAAACTAAATAATACAAGCTACTTCTTAGACGGCGTAGATCAGTTTTCGGAGATCACGTCTCAAGTTACAAGTATCCGCGCTTTTCGCGGTAAAAAAACGGTTAAAGATTCTATAGCTCCCGGCATAATGTCGATACAGGCAATAGATCCGACTCGCGCTTTTGATCCGTTTAACGAGACTTCGGTCTACTATAACGAAGCCGACGACACTCCCGGATTATCGCCGCTTCGGCAGATACGTTTATCTCGTAACGGAGAATATATTTTCAAAGGACGAGTAGTAACTTTCGCCTACGACTACGGTACGGCACGAACTAAAAACTTGCCGACCGTATCTATAACGTGCGCGGATGATCTATTTTTATTATCTAATACTTTTTTAAGCGCGTTTACACCTAGTACAGAATTATCGTCGGCTCGAGTTACGACTATTCTTGATCGTCCCGAAGTCGCCTATCCAGCCGGTACGAGGGACATCGCGACCGGCACTACGACACTAGGTAATTATCCGATAAGCGAGGGTACGTCGGTCTTAAGTTATTTACGTTCAATATCAGACGACGCCGAATCCGGCCGCGTCTATGTTTCGCGTACAGGCGACTTGACTTACGACGCTCGAATAGGAAACACGCTCGCCGGCGCGACAGTAATCTTCTCAGACGCCGGAGTAAATACGCCGTACTCGGCGCTCTCTATTGACTACTCCACCGATCAAGTTATAAACCGAGCGACAGTAGAGCGCGTCGGCGGTACAGCTCAGACAGACACCGATAGCGCTTCAATAGCGCTCTATCAGATACAAGCCGTATCTATAACCGGCTCGCTACTCTCCAGCGACGCGCAAGCTCTCACGTTCGCGGAATATCTCATAGACGGGACTCCCGCGCCGCGCTTCTCAGACGTTTTAGTAAACTTCGCGAGTCTTACAACTCCGCAAAAAAACGCCGTCGCGATTCTTGAGATCGGCGACACCATACAAATTACCCGTAGCTTCTCGAGCGGATCGCCGGCTTCGATTACTGCCGAGCTGGCCGTAGAGGGAATCGAGCATACGATAGACCCGTTTAGCGGACATCGTATGCGAATCTTTACGAGTCCTACGACGCTCGTTTACGAGCTACTTTTAGACGACGGCGTTTATGGGAAATTAGATTCCTCTAACGTGCTAGGCGCTTAGGTTAGACTCGAATTATGGCAGTACGCGAAGCGTTTACTAGTGGACAAATTTTAACAGCGGCCTCAATGTCAAACGTCGCTACGGCTATGGTCGCCATTAACGCGCAAACCGGGACGACCTATACAACAGTATTAAGCGACGACGGGAAACTTATAACACTTGATAACGCTTCAAGTATTACGCTAACAATTCCGCCGAACTCTAGCGTCGCCTACGGAATCGGTACGCAATTAAATTTTATGGCGCTCGGAGTCGGCGTCGTAACAATAACGGCCGGTAGCGGAGTTACGATCCGCTCGGACTCATCTAAATTAAAATTAAATGCTCAGTACGCGGTAGCGACTTGTCTAAAAATTGCGTCGGACGTATGGGTGGCCGTCGGCAATTTGAAAGCGTAAAAAATGCAAGTTTTAAGCGGCGTACACTCCGGCGGCCTAACAATTTCAGGCGGTCAAGAAACTGTCACGGTCGGCGGTTATAAGTATGTAGTTTTTACTTCGTCCGGTACTTTGACGGTTTCGGGTTTAGGTAATGTCGATGTTATATCGGCTGGCGGCGGCGGCGGCGGCGGCGGTAACATTGGCGGCGGCGGCGGCGCGGGAGAATTAGATATTTTAACTTCGTGTAGTTTGACAACAAACGTAACAATTACAATCGGAGCGGCTGGTATTGGTAACGTTCTCATCGTCGGTGCAACTAGTGGGGGGACGACAACTTTCGGCGCGTTTACTAGTTCGCTTGGCGGCGGTTTCGGTGTTGGTGCTTCGGGTAATGCTGGAAACGGTGGTTCGGGTGGCGGTTCGGGTTTCGGTGGCGGTACGGCCGGTACTGCTAGCGGTTCGAATACTTTCGCCGGCGGTACAGGTACAAATAGTCCCCCAAGTTATGCCGGCGCGGGCGGCGGCGGCGCTACAGCAGTGGGCGCTAACGGAAGCGGCTCTACTGGTGGTAATGGCGGTCAAGGATATTCACTAGCAACTATTGACGCTAATTTAACGGCCGCAAACTTTCCGACAACATTAACTGGTATGACGGTTATTAGTTCGGGCGGCGGCGGCGGCGCATTATTGAACACCGGTGGAAGTAGCACTCGAGGCACAGGCGGGACGGGTGCGGGTTCGGGTGGTAACAATAACGCGACAACTATACTAAATACGGCATCTTCCGCAACTTCCTACGGTTCGGGCGGCGGCGGCGGCGGTTGGGACGGATCGACACCGGGAAACCAAACCGGTGGAAACGGTTTCGCTGGCGTCGTAATAGTTCGGCAAACTTTATGAACAACTACGCACAACTAAACAATCAAAAATTAGTTATAAACGTAATCGTTGCCGATCTTGAATTTATTAACTCGTTACTTGATAAAGAAAATTACAAACTTTTAACTCGCGGCGGAATCGGCTGGACATACGATGAAGTTAGCGACATATTTATAGCGCCGAAACCTTACCCGTCTTGGCTACTAGACGCTTCGCATAATTGGCAAGCTCCGACCGTTTATCCGTCGGACGGTAAAGTTTATGTATGGGACGAAACTTCTTTAACTTGGATTTCAAAAAACTAAAGTTTCTAATAATTCTACCAGCGCTCGGCTTTTCGTTTTATCCGTTGCCGGCTTCGGCTAATCACAATACGACGACTACAACTACTAGCGCTTCTTCGAGCAGTACGACAACTTTATTCTTGGAGACTAATTCTACTTCTTCAACTACAAGTGAGCCGGCTTCGACAACTACTAGCACTACGACAACTAGTAGCACTACGACAACTAGTAGCACTACAACGTTCAGCACGACGACGACAACTATTCCGGAAACTACGTCTAGCACGACGACGACGATTCTTAAAGAAGTTTTAAAAACTCCGATAGCTATTAGCACTACTTCTACGTCCAGCACTACGACGACAACTACGACGCCGCCGACGACGACTCGACTTGAGACTCCCGAAACGAATCCGCCGGTCGGCCCGATGCCTACGATCCCGGCAACTACTCAAGATCCGACTACTACAACTATCAAAAGATTTATAGAGCCTTTGATACCTACGACGATCCCGTTAGTAAAAGAAGTCTTGGTAACGGGATTACCGACTTCGATCCCGTTAGTAAAAGAAGTCTTGATAACGGGATTACCTACGACGATCCCGTTAGTAACGACACCGATTCGAGTCCCGGCGACAACACTTCCGCGAACCGCTCCTATGACGTCTACAAGCGCTCCAGCGCCTACAAGTACGCAAACGCCGATAACGACGCCTATAACGGTTTTAATAGCGTCTAGCAGTACTCCAGCGCCGACGATCCCGCCGGCTACGACACCGATCCCGACGAAAGCTCCGATAGTGGCAGATATCGCCGGCTTATCTGTACCGATCACACTTGAAGCGCTAAGTACGATTAGCGAAACTCAACTAAAAGAGACGTTTAATAAGCTGGATGACATCGAGCCGACTCCGGAGCAAGCCGCCGCGATTATTGCAATTATTGAGCAAGCGCCGTTGAAAGTAAAAACTAAATTCGAAGCAAAAGTAAACGTCTATTCCGGCGCTTACGACGATTATCGTCCGGTCGGACAGAATACGACGGTACGGGAACGGCGAGCGCTTGTCGCGATTAGTGGCGTATTTTCGTCCGTAGGTATGGCAGGATTAACGGGTGGATCTAAACGGCGAAATTAAAGCTCTTAGCTGGACTCTTGCCGCTACCGCTATCACGTTATGGACGCTTTCGGGAGCTACTCGTAAAGCGGGAATAATTATTACGATAGTTACTTTAATTATTTATATCGTTGCAACACTTTTACAAAAGGATAAATAAAAATGAATCAGACATACGATCAAAGCGCTAAAGGTGGAATACTCGGAATCGTTACCTATCTCGCTATGAAGTACAAAGTAGATCCGACTCTTATTGCGATGTCGCTTCCGATGCTTTCGGCGCTTCTCGCTTGGGCTTCGACGAAGATCGGCGATCCAGCTATAGCTAGTTTCGTCGGTCGTTCGGCTAAAGACGGTAAACCGTTAAACGCTCAAAAATGATTCCGCTTAAAGTAAGTCGTTTAAAAAAAATGTTTACGCGTTTTCTTTTATCGTTCACGGCCGCGCTTCTTATATTTAATCGTTTTGGGCAGATCACTTTAACTACAGCAAACTTATATAGCTCTATACAAATAGCTTCACTCGTCGCGCTAGTAGGTCTAATCGTTTCGTTTACTCCCGTCGGCGAACTATGAAATATACAGGCTTCGACGGAAACGTAAAAGCAAAACGTCCAGCTATGGAAGTTTGGATAAAAAACGCTTTAACTTACTCTCAACTAAAAAACTTAGGCTCTTGGGTAGTGCGCGAGCAAAGATCAAGCGGAGCAGTAAACCACGCCGGCATCCCGTCAGTACACGGCACAGGTCGCGCGGTAGATATCGGCTTTAGCGGACTAGAAAACGGTCGCGCAAAATGCGAACGTTTACTAGAACTTTTAACCGCAAACTTTGAAACGCTCGGCGTAGAAATGATTCTTGACTACTATCCGAAACCTTTCGGTCGCGGCTGGAGAGTAGATCGTAAAACGTGGCAGACCTACACAAAAGCAACGATCGCAGGCGCTCCCGGCGGTAATTGGATTCACGTCGAAGTCTCGCCAAAACTTTTAGAAACCGTCGCCGGCGTTAATTCCGCTTGGACACTTCTTACAGCTACGAAAGCGATAACCGAAATTTAAAGTTTTAGACGTTTCGGTTCGAGGAATTCGCGACTAGCCACAAAAGAAAAAAAAAGAAAAAACCCCCGTCCGGATGCCTCACCCGGACTACCTAATCTTTTAATCGTTGCCTCGCGCCGCATTACTGACGTGCGCGATCTACCCGCGCTTCCGCGTTTTTACACCCCGATCCTTTGCACAGGATAACGGCCTATCGTGCTTCCCTCAAATTGTGAAGTCTGACTATAACTCCGAATCCTTGACTATGCAAGTCTCCCTAGTTACTATCTAAGAGTCGAAAGAAAGAGAGTGATAATGCCTACACAGAATTTATTTATAATTACTATCGCCGGCACTCAGATATGCAAAAAACAAGCGTTTAGTTTTATTGCTACCTACGGTAAAAGCGGAATAATCCGGACGAACGTCTTAGCCAGCGCTAAACCATTCACTAACGAAATAGAAGCTCTACACCTAGCAGAAACTTTACGAAACGAGTACAGCTGGCTAGATCCGCAAGTAGTCAAAATATCAAAATAACAAAACGAGGGAAAATGAAAAACGAAAAGAAACGTCCGAAGATTACTTGGAATACAAAACCGAATAGCGTTCGCGAAATGTTAGCGGCCTTGCAAGAGTGCGACGAATTCGAAGCAAAACACGGGACGCTACATATCTACGAAAACCCGATAGTAACTAGAAAACTTATGTTAGATATATGTTTACGCATAACTTCCCTACAAAAGAAAAGACTAAAATAATGGCACTACAAAACTACGAAACCGTCGCGCAAAGACTCGAGCGCTTCTGGACAGATCATCCCGGCGGCAAAGTCATAACCGAACTAATTGAAGCCGGCTCTAACTACTGGATCTTTAAAGCGACAATATATAAAAAAGCCGACGACGTAAACCCGATCTCTACCGGACACGCTCACGAAGTAATCGGAGCAAGTCAGATAAACAAGACAAGCGCTTTAGAAGTATGCGAAACGTCGGCAGTAGGACGAGCGCTCGCGCTCGCCGGCTATCACGGCTCACAAATAGCAAGCGCCGAAGAAATAACTCGAGCAAAACAAAGACAAAACGAACCCGACCCGAGAGCGATAAAACGTATCGAATTTACCTCGTCGGCCGTCCCGCCGGCTCAAAGTGACAAGATTAAAACAATCGGCGTAAAGAAGTATTTAGATTTACTTGCCGACGCTAAAACGATCTCAGATCTTATGAGAGCCGCCGAAACAATCGCGAACGACACGGAGCTAGCAGACTTTCAAAAGGATGTTTTGCGCGGTACTTGGGCCGAACGACGCGCCGCTATACAGAGCGAGATTGAAAAACTATGACACCTAACGAACTTACCGCAAGACTCTTTATCGCGTTTATAGCGTTTTTAGCTTTACTAAGTTTCTTTACAAAGGAGAATAAATAAATGAACGACGACAATCATTACGACGACGAGCAGATATCCGCGACGTTTTTAGAACTAATGCAATTCGCCGGAGTAAACGATCAAGTAACAATAAATAATGCGATCTTTCAAGCCGTAGAGGGATTACTAAAAAAAGTTTTAGAAAACAAAATAGAGATAGATCACCTACGCGAAGAAGTTAAAACGCTATTTATAAACCTTACCGAAGATCTATTACAACTACAGACCGACATAGCGGCGCTAATAGATGTCGCTTCGCAAGCTGGAGCAGACTTCAACAAGACAAGAATCGAATTAGAAGATCACTATAAAAAATGCGCGTTATATACACTCGAGCAACAAATACAGCACTACACCGACGAGACTCAAGGTAAATAATGGGCAACGCTCAAGAGAACTTATTCTCGATCTTCGAAGCGACTAGACTAGCTCGTACTACCGATCCGGACACGTCTCACCTAGCCGCAAAGTCGGCAAGCGTTAGAGGCCCTAACCAAAGGATAAAAGTATGGGACGCTTTAAACTTCTTAGGAGAAGCGACAGACTTCGAACTTTCGGAGTATCTCGGGATCTTAAGATCGAGCGCCGG